TTGAATTTCATTATTTGAAAATACAGAAGAATCTATATTTATTTCTTCCTTTTGAATTGGAAGATTGCTATTATAAACGGGAATTAATGTATAATAAAGTTTTTCTGGAAGATATTCATTAACAGTTAAAACAACTTTTGCATCAGCACTCACACCAACGGTGCCAAATCTTTGAACTTCGAAAATATTAGATTGCTTAGTTGTATCAAATACTTCTGTAAAGTTTGAATCTTTATAAAAATTCAAACTAAATGCGGGATAACTATTTGCCTGATTTACATAAGAAAGAGAAGAATCTGACAAATCAAAAGTTACTGTTGAATTTTTGTAAACTTCAATAGGAGGATTAATTGCCGAAAGAGTTCCATCTGAGGAACTAGTAATTCCTACAATGATTGGGTTTGAACTAACTGCATCATAATAAGTGTTAGATAGTTTGATTGTATTATTGTCAACAAAAACAATATAATAAATTTGGTTATTTTGAAGTCCTCCTGATGGAGATGTTGAAGTATGAACTACTTTTTGTCCATTAACAAATCCATGATTAGAAATTGTTATTGTTTCTGAAGTTGTATTAACACCTGCTAATGCAAAAGTTTTTGGGTTTACAAGTAACTTTCTATTATAATCATTATATTTAATTACAACTGAAGTTGATATTGATGGGTTTACATCAACAAAAACAGTATCATTATTCTCTAAACCATGAGTTTCTGCAATGGAAACAGTAACTAAATTTCTAGAAATCTGTCCACTAATAACTGAATAATTTGTTTGGAAACTATGATAAGTGCCAGATCCAATGCCAGTAAAGTATAACGTTCCAAGCCCATTTGTTGCCGTTGTAATGCCTACAAATGTTCCAGTAGATCCTAGACCAACCTTTACAGTGGATATTCCAATCAAATCATCAGAAACTTTTGCAACATATAGAGTTGATTGATTTGAAAGAGTGACTGAGCTAGAAATTCCATTTGTAGAAATTCCAAGAACAATACCGCCATTTGGAGAGTATGTAAGTTGATCTCCAGTTTGAAGTTGGTGATTTGGAATATAAATTGTTCTGGTTGGAATAAAAATTTGAGTGATTCCTGTACCAGGATTTGAGAAAGATATTGTTGTTCCAATTCCAACTCCAAATCTAGTACCCAATCCCACAGATTCAATTGGATTGAAGTATATCTGCTTGTTGAATGTATAATTGTATGAAGTTTTAAATCCAGTATTTACTGTTAATTTTCTCAGATCTTCATATAAAATTTCTGAAGCAGTATGTGCAGATCCTGTAGTGTTATTAACTGATCTTAGAACTCTAATTCTTGAAGATTTTGTGTCAATATTTAAAATCTTCACTTTCTCTGTACCTATCGTGAAAATATCATTTTCACGAATATAATTTGAATTTAAGTTTCCAGAAACTGAAAAATAGGTAACAATTCCAGTAGATCCTGTTGTACCAACGCCTACAGTAAGTGATAAAGTATTGAGAGTTGAAATCCCAGCATTATAAGACCCTTCTATCAATGTTGCAAATGTACTTAGTCCAGAAACTGATATAATATCATTATTTGTAAAATTATGAGGATTTTGTGAAAAAATAACAATCGATCCTTTATTATCTGCAGGATAAAATTCAGCATTATAAATTGTGCTTGTAGCTACACTAACATAGTTTATTTCCTTTCCTTGCAATCTGGAAATTTTTGCACTTGCACTATATCCCTTTGTATTTGAATTATTAAAAACTACAGGATCATTAATTTTATAATTATTGCCACCTGTTGTTATTCCAATATTTTCAATAAATCCTGGAGAAGCATATTTGACATCAACAGTTTGATTTAAAAGATTTGGTATTGTTAGATATGCATAAGATGCATTATTATTAATTAAATTATATGGATAAGTATTTCTTGCCCAATTTGTTTTATTTAAATCAATTTCATCTTGATTTGATGATTTTTTAAAGTTAAAATCATTTGGTTTTGATTTGTAATTTTCCCCAATTAAATATGGGAAAGTTGGCCTCTTATATCCTACAAAAACTCCAGAAGAATCTGTTGAAGAATTATTAATTGTTGCAAAATATGCATAAGTTCCATTTGGAAATTCTGGAGTTATGCAAAATCTGCCATTATTTTGATCTAAAACTGTTTCGTCCGTAACTTTTTGGTAGGTATAGTCTTCAACAAAAAATCCAAAAGGAAATTCTGTTAATGATGGTCTATTTGATTTTAGATCCTCAACATAACCAGATTTCATCTGGGATACTACCCCACCTTGATTGGTTGTATAACCATAAGGTCCATAAATTGGATTTCCGTCATATGCCCATCCAATAATTGGAGAATGGTCTGTAGACGAAACTTCAATATTAGCAACTTTCTTTAAATCAGTTTTTGATCCACCATATAAGACATTTCCAGATGCATCTACGGAATAAATTATTTCTCTAAGTTTTCTTGGTGCATATACATGAGCATATTCTAATCCATAATCAGAATTGATACCATTAGTAATAAATCCATCGTCATTTGTGATTGTGTTGAAACATTTTTGGAAAAGATTGACATTCCAAGAAGTTATTTTTGGTAAAAATTCCACTCCAGTTCCAGAAGAACTGACATTTATGAAAGTATTATCTGCTGAATATCCAATTCCACCTTCAATAATTTCTACTGATTGAATTTGTCCATTCTGAATAACTGGAGTAATAACAGCACCTGTCCCATTACCAATTATTGTTAGATTTGGAGAGGAATTGTAGTTTGATCCACTATTATTAACCAATACTTCAACTAATTTTCCATCGGAAATAATGGGAGTAAGTTGAGCATCAGAACCAGTATCTACAGTAACCAATGGCAATCTGTTATAATTCAGAATATCTGATGATCCATATCCAATTCCACCACTAGAAAGATGAACAGAAGTGATTTGTCCTCTAAAAATTGGTTGAATAACGGCCTTAAAAGTATTTCCATTGGTCGAAGAAATACCAACACTCCCAACAACCTCTACAGAAATTTCTGGATAATTGAATATATGAGTTCCAGAACCAATTGAATTAAATTTGATGTATTGATTTGTTCTATAGTAAAAATTTTGATTTGTTGTTCCAAGACCTACTTGTGATAATTTGAAGTTATTCTCATCAATTGTTGTTACATAATAATTTGTATTTGTAGATAATCCGCCAATTGATGTTCCATCTGTATTGTATGTTATTATCTCTCCAGATTTAAATTCATGATTTTCTAAATTGATAGAGTTTAAAGATGTACTAATTCCACTAGAGAGACTAGTTTTTTTCTTATTTTCGTATCCGCTTCCGGAATTAACTACAGTAACTGATGCTAAAATTGATTTTTTATTATAGGATTCAATAATATGACTTCCAGTGCCATAAGAAGTTAAAGTAACGGTATTGATACCAGATACGGCGTCATCTAAAGTTTTATGAAATTTAATTGTATATGGAGATGCGGTTGAAACATAGTATGAAGAGTCTGTAGATAATCCACCAACTGCTTTTTGTCCATCTGTTCTATAAACAACTCTTTCAGCATTTTTAAACTTATGATATGTGCTAAACCCAATTGTTGATAATGTACTTCCTATAGAAACAATGCCAGCATTAAGTTGTGAATTAAAAATCACCTGATGAGATATCAGTTTCATATTTGCTAATGCTGTGGCATTAATACCATTACCACCACTAATGTTTATAACTGGTGTTCCTTCATAATCAAATCCAGGATCAATAATCCTAATTTCCTTTAGATTGCCACTTACTGCACAATATCCAGTAGCACCAGTTCCAACAGAATCGCTGATGTTTAGGATTGGGGGATTGATAATATCATAATTAGAACCCGGAGAAGTTACTTCAATTGATTTGATTGGTCCATAATAAACAGAATCTGTTGACTTGTAATTTAGAATTTCAACGCCATTGACCAGTATACCAGTCAATCCAGGTTTTGTTGGATAAATTTCTCCGTCATTAACCGCTGTTGAAATTTCTCTCAATAGCTTCTGTGAATTTAAAGTTTTTGATCTGAACTTATAAAGTTCAACTGTATTATTAATCACTGAAGTGCTAGCGAGCACTTCTACAAAAATAGAATTGTTTATGTTTGTTCTACTCTTCGCAAATTTTACATTATTTGCATCTATTCTCTTAATAAAATATAATCCTTCATCAAATAATGAACTACCATCAGTAATAATTGTTGTTTGATTTCCATCGCCATCAACTAAAATAGTTTCTATTTTTTCTGGACTATAATAAACTAAATCTCCAGTATAAAATCCATGGTCAACACCGGATGTAATAGCAAAAATATCTGTTGATCCAGTACCTACTGAAGGAAATGTTCCAGTAAAAGTTACTAATCTATTTGAAGCATCAAGAGACTGTTGATTATAATATGGTAGTGATGGTGATGAAACTAATATTCTATCTTTAATTTTATAAACATTTTGAACATTAGCATCTAATGTTGAAATTGTTGAAGATGCTGAGGAATTTACTTTTAGTAAATTTCTTCTTACTACATAAGTTTCTGTTAATGACAGCTCTCCCTGTCCCCTAATTGAAAAGGATGTTTGTGAAGTGATATCCAATACAGTAGAAACTTTTTCAACACCACTTCCACTTATAATAGTTAAACTATCACCAATCTTAAGTATATGTTTATTTTTTGTAACTATGCGATAGGTATTATCTGAACTATCAATTCTAGCCAAAGATGCAACATCATATGATGTTGCTAGGTTAAATAACCAATTATTTGAAAAGGAATCCTGTGGATTAATTCCAAGAGTTTTAATTTCTGCAGTATCGCCCTTAGAATAGTAATAAGTTTTATCAACTATATCGAGATTATCTAAAACAGAATCAATTTTTACTTTTATTAATTGATTTTCATAGGTTGCATATGCAAAAGTATTAATACTAATGCTACTAGAATCTAAAATTGTTGCAGTTATATTGGAGCAACCGAAAAATTGGGTAAGTGATTTTGAAGTATATGATACTATACCTATGCTATCATCACTATAAGTTACCGATAATTCGCCACTCTGTGGAAATCCTACAGTGGAATCAACAGATAAAACTGTAAATCCTGTAGAAACTTGTCCAATTAACTTTGTTTTTGCATGAATGGAAAAATTTCCATAAACAGAACCATCAACATTGATATCTTTATTATATCCAGCATCAAGACTTAATTTATAATAGGTATTTCCTGCTTCTGATGTTATTTTTTCAACTTTTGCAATAGGTGCATATGCTTTTGAAATATCTCCATATTCATCTTGAAATAATGTTAAATTTACAAGATTTAGGGGATCTCCAGAAAAACTTTCAACAACTAAATCTTTGGTTACATCATAATTTGCGTCTGATGGTCTAAAAAGATACTCTTTTGGGCGAATTATAGATACATTTTCACCATAAAGTGCCTTAAACAAAATTTCAAAAGATTGATCAGTTCCTTTGCTTCTATAAAAATCCTTTGCCTGCTTAATGAACAGAGATTGATTCAGATTTTCATTTAAACTTCTATCTTCAAAACCAGGAAGTAACTGATATTTTGACTTAGTTAAGAATTCTTTTAAGAATAAAGAACTTAAATTTATAATTATTGCATCGGAAGCATGTTCTGCAACTTGAGATTGTGAAAATACTAATTCATCTGGTTGATTTTGCTTATTATATGATGTAACACCACTAAAACCTCTTATACAACCAGTGAAAGAACTGTCAGTTTTTCCTGTATAGGTAATGATCTCATCATCAATTTGAATTAATCCATATGAATCGGGAAATCCATAGGTTCCATTTGATATTGGTGGATTAAATGCTACATTAATTACATCATCTGTAATTAATACAGCGGAAGATAGTGATGCAATTCCAACTTGATTTGTTTGCTCATCAATTTTTACATATTTGTCAATATTTTGTATTAAATCAACGGCAGCTCCCGTAAATTCTTGGGATATGTAATACTGAGATAAAAATTCAGAAACTAATGGAAAATCTTCCCTCACATATGAAGGAAGTTGGTTCTGGACAATGTTGCTAAACTTGATTCTAGTTTCTGTCATTTGATTATGATCTTACTAAGTTCCCGTTGGTGTAGCTTGAAGTTACAATATAATTTGATGCGGATGGATCAAGACCTGACGAAATTTCATCAACAACCATTTCAAATATACTATTGTTAATATCTAGTTGCAAATATAAATCCTGTAATCCAATTACATCATTTGACTGTGGGATTACAGAAACTTCTATAATCGATTGTCCATCTTTGGTTTTTGCGGAAGTAATATTGATTGGATTTAGAGTGATAATACCTTTAATGTAATCAATTTTACCAACACCTCTTCTTATAATTGTTGCAGTTGTGGATGATGTATTTGGAACAGTGAATAAGAATATAGATCCAGTAGTTCTATTTGTGTCTGGAATATCTGAAAGATATACATCTTGTTGAACTCCACTTACTCTAAATGCCGAAGATTTGATATTATATCCATTCATACTATTAATATGAAATTGATTTCCAAATCCAATAGAGTATTCTGCAAAGGTATTTAAAACAACCCTAAGATCCCTTCTCATTTGAACCATAGTAATATTTGAAGTAACAGATGGGTGACTATCATCTATAATTTTCAAAAATTTGCTGTACTTAAATCTTGCGCCATACTTATTTAACTCCGTTGATTCAGCGTACTTATTGGCATTTGATTGAATAGTACTGGAGACATATGCAGAGTTTGGAGCAAGATTTGTATTGTAATAAACTTTTGAATCTATTTCTAGGTAAAGATATTTTAAATCTAAAATTTCTGGAACAATGCCTGCAACAGCATATTTCTTCAACTTCATTTTAATATTTTCTTTAATGAGATTTGGTAAGAAATCTCCTGTTCTTGGTTTAATGCTGATAAAAACCTTTCCATACTGCGGCGGAATTAATTCTTCTCCACCAAATACCGAGATAGATTCTGTTTCTGGGTAAATTTTTGCAGGAATTAATGTCTCATAATCATTTGCAGTCAAAGCCCTATTTTGAGATGCATAAATTCTTGGCGCATATTTTTTAATTGATTCAACCCCTTCTATACTTTCTCCACCAATTGAAGATAATCCAGTTGTTAGAAGTGAAATTCCAGACGAAACAACATATTCTGTAGAATTTCTTGTATAAGTTAATCTTCCAGAAAAACTAAATTGACTGACACCATTTCCACTATCACCATTAGTTACAATATATGATGCTTCAATATAGTATCCTTCTTCAAGTGCTTTTCCAAAAACACCGTCACCAAAAATTAATTGATATCTTTCATCTTCAATCTCTTGTAAGAAGTAAACTTCAGATTGGTTATTAATTGAAAATAAACTATCCTGAAGATTATATTTTACAGAAGCAGTTGCTGAAGAATTATTCTTGACTAAGACAGAAATTAAATCAGTATCGATACCAGCATTTGGTAAAATAAATCTTTGATTTGGATTTCTTAAACTATAAGTGAAGTTGGTATTTAATAAGATACCTTCATAGATCTCAATATCAGTAAAAGATGCAATATTATTAACTACCGGAACAGTAATATCTTCTAAAATAGAGAAAACAAATGATTGATTACCAAAAGCACCTGTAGTACTTGCGACAGGTCCTTTTTTTAATGTTAATGATGCAGGAGCAGGATTGATACTTGTAGTATCAACGAAGAAACTTACCGTTGCTCTTGCAGCTTTCTTTGATCGGGGAATATATCCAATATTTCTTGCCAGTGCAACAACATTTTCTCTGAGTGTTGCACTATCAATGAATACCTCATTCGCTGCCATATTGGCATTATATGAGGTAATATAGGTATTGTATGCCAGAACATCAAGAATTGTTGAAAGATTGGATCCTTCAAAATCATAATCAGTAAAATTAGAATTTGACTTTAAGTAATCTCTTAAAGTGGTTTTGATCTGGTCAAAGTCCAGATTTGTAAAATTTACTAATGGCATTTACCTAGTAGGTTGCAGAACGAATTGTAATTGTTGAGCAGGAACATCTGCACCAATAATTCTATAATTAATCACTACGTCAAAAGAACCATTATCATAGTCAGGATTTGTTTGTACCTCAATCAATCTAACTCTTGGCTCATAATTGTTGATTGAATTGCTAATTTCATCACGAATAATCGATGCAGAAATTTCATCAACGTTCTCAAAAAGAGCTCTACTCACTTTAGATCCAAAGTTTTCGTTAAAAAACTTTTCGCCAGGAAGAGTAAAAACAATATTACGAATTGAGCGAGCAATCGCAGTTTCATTTTTGAGCGCAATTAAATCACTATTCAGAGGATTGCTCTGAAAAGTCATACTAATATCTCTGAAACCTTGACTTACTCGCTCTAGTGGCATTAAGTATTATAATTCTATCTTATTTATTGCACTAAAATTCAGTTAAGGGAATGGGTTCAGTACCATATTCCCAATCATCATAGTCATTATCATTACGAATTTTTTCATGAAGTTCTTTTTGAACTTGAAAGTCATGTTTCTTAGGAGTAAGATCATCATTTGAAATTTCCCGAAGCATTCTTTGTTTCATTTGTA